GTGGGCGACTTCGACGGGGCCCGAAAAGTCCTCAAAAACATCACCGAGACCGGATTGTGACGCTGTTCGGCGGGGCAACACGAACCGAGCCGGCCAAGCATGCCAAGCGGCACGCCGCGCACCGCCAGCGCGACGCCGAACGGGACAAAGCGGCCAGTCTGGCCGGCCGCGACATCGGCGAACTGCCGCCGGTCGCCGACGCCGCACGACGGGAAGCCTGCCGGCTGAACTTCCGCCTGTTTTGCGAAACCTACTACTCCGACCAGTTCTATCTCGCGTGGTCCGACGATCACCGCGAGGTCATTGCGGCCCTGGAGGCCGCCGTCCTGCGCGGTGAACTGCTCGCGTTCGCCATGTCCCGCGGCAGCGGCAAAAGCGCGCTGATCGAGGCGGCGGGGGCGTGGGCGCTCGTCTACGGGCACCGGGAGTTCGTCGTCATCATCGGCGCCACCGAAGAGCACGCCGCCCAAATGCTCGAAAACATCAAAGTCGCGTTTGAAACCCGCGACCTGCTGGCGGCCGACTTCCCCGAGGTCTGCTATCCCATCGCCAAGCTAGAACGCATCAACAACCGGGCACGCGGCCAGCTGTACCGCGGCAAGCCCACCCATATTCACTGGAAGGGGGAAGACGTCCAACTCCCGACCATTCCGGGCTCGCCGGCATCGGGCGGAATCATCCGCGTCCGCGGCATCACCGGGAGCATCCGGGGTATGGCCGTCACGCGCGCGTGCGACGGACGAAAGGTCCGGCCGTCGCTCGTGCTCGTCGATGATCCGCAGACCGACAAAAGCGCCCGCAGCCCGTCGCAGGTGGCCCAACTGGAAAAGGTGTTCAAGGGCGCGGTACTCGGGCTCGCCGGGCCCGACGTGCAAATTGCTGGGCTCGTCACCGTGACCGTCGTCGCCCCCGACGATCTTGCCGAGCGGCTCCTGGACCGCGAGCGCAACCCGGCGTGCCATGGCCGCCGGATGAAAATGGTCTACGACTGGCCGACGGAGATCGAACTCTGGGAAAAGTATGCGGAACTCCGGCGGGCCGGGCAGCGGAGCGGCGCCGGCACCGGTGACGCCGACAAGCTCTTTGCCGACAACCTGGAGCGGATGACCGCCGGCTGCCGCGTCGGCTGGCCGTCGCGGATGAAGCCTGCAGAAATCCACGCCATCCAGTCCGCCTACAACCTCCGCATCGACAAGGGCGAGGCCGTATTCGCAGCCGAGTACCAAAACGAACCGCTGCCGGTCGTCGACCGCACGACCGAGGAACTGACCGCCCCGGAGATCGCCGACAAGCTCAACCGCTACCCGCGGCAGTTCGTGCCGCTCGGGTGCCAGCACCTGTCGATGTTCATCGACTGCCAGCAGCACGTCCTGTACTGGGCCATCTGCGCGTGGGAGGAAAACTTCACGGGGTTTTTGATCGACTACGGCGCGTATCCCGAGCAGCGGCGGCCGTATTTCACCGTCCGCGACATCACCAAGACGCTTACGGACGTCAGCAGGGCCAAGAGCATCGAAGGGGCCATCATGGAGGGCCTCGAATCGCTCACCGCTCGATATCTTGGCCGCGAGTGGAAGCGCGAAGACGGCGCCACCATGCGGATCGAGCGGTGTCTGGTGGACGCGAACTACCGCTCCGACACGATCTACCAGTTCTGCCGCGAGTCGTCGCGGGCCGGCGTGGTCATGCCCAGCCACGGCCAGGGCGTGAAGGCATCGAGTCTGCCGTTCGCCATGTACGCCAAGAAACCCGGCGACCGCGTCGGGCACTACTGGCGTGTGCCAAACGTCGCCAAAAAAAGGATCATTCGCCATGTGATGATCGACACGAACTATTGGAAATCGTTCGTCCACTCGCGGCTCGCGGTGCCGCGCGGAGATCCCGGGTGTCTGTCGCTGTTCGGCGAGCACGCGGAAACCCATCGCATGATCGCGGATCACCTTGTCGCCGAGTACCGCGTCACGAACACCGCCAAGGGCCGCACCGTCGAGGAATGGCAGGCCCGGCCCGGAAAGCCCGATAACCATTGGCTCGACTGCCTCGTCGGGTGCGCCGTCGGGGCGTCGATGCAGGGGGCCACGCTTGAAGGGGCCAGCGGCTTCCGGCCGGCCAGGAAAAAACGGGTTTCGTTCGCCGCCATGCAACGCCAACGGAGGGGCGCAGGATGACGACGGCCAGCCGGGATGACGTCGGTATCGCATGCCCGCGGTGCGGGTGCCGTGACCTGCGGACGACGAAGACCATGCGGGTCCGCGAGGGCATGATCCGCCGGTATCGCGCGTGCCGCCACTGCGGACGCACGATTACCACGCACGAATGCACCACGCGGCGTGAAGCCGCCCGGCGGCGAGCCTAATTCCTATATGTAGGAACATCCGGGAAAATCCGGAATTCGCGCCGCCAGTTTCGGCGCAAACGGCGTTTCTTACTTCCAGGGGATCATCCTCTGGAGCGCCGCACGGTGCCTGACGAGACCATTGCCGACGCCATCCGCGAGAACGCCGCCGGCCCCGTGAAGGCCAGCGGCGACTCCATTTCCGTCGAGCAGCATTCCATCCAGGACCAGATCGCGGCCGACCGCTACCTCGCCAGCAAGGCCGCGGCCAAACAGCCCCACCGCGGGCTGCGGTTTTCCCGCATCGTCCCCCCGGGGGCCGAATGATGGGATGGTTCTCCGGGCTCTTCGCGTCGCCAAAGCGGGCCGTACAGCGGGCCGTGCGCGTGATCCGCGCCAGCTACGACGCCGCCCGCACCACCGACGACAACCGCCGCCACTGGGCCAACGTCGACAACCTGTCCGCCAACGCGGCCCTGTCGCCGATGGTGCGCGAAACGCTCCGCACCCGGGCCCGGTACGAGGTCGCGAACAACTGCTACGCCGCGGGCCTCGTGCGCACGGTCGCCAACGACCTGATCGGCACCGGACCCACCCTGCAGATCATCGCCCCCGACGACCATGACGCCAACCCGATCGAACGGTCGTGGGCATCGTGGGCCAGAAAAATCAAGCTGGCCCGGAAACTCCGCTGCATGCGGCAATGCCTGAGCCGCGACGGCGAGGCGTTCGCCGTGCTATTCACCAATCCCAAGATCGACCACCCGGTCAAGCTCGACCTGCGGCTCGTGGAGGCCGAACAGGTCACCACGCCGGGGCTCGTGCGGGAAAACGCCGTGGACGGCATCATCTTCGACGAGCACGGAAACCCGCTGGAGTACCACATCCTCCGGACGCATCCGGGCGACGTCCTCCACACGATGGCGTACGACACCGTCCCGGCGGAATACGTGATCCACTGGTTTCGCCTGGAGCGCCCCGGGCAACGCCGCGGCGTTCCCATCCTCGCCCCCGCGCTGCCGCTGTTCTCCAAGCTGCGACGGTTCACGCTCGCCGTCCTCGGGGCCGCGGAAGCCGCCGCCATGCAGGCGGGCGTGCTCTACACCGACGGCGCCCCGAACGACGACGACGTCGAGGGTGAGGCGTTCGAGTCGGTCGAGTTCGAGCGGAACATGTTCACCACGCTTCCCGGCGGCTACCGCCTGGAGCAGTTGAAGGCGGAGCAGCCGACGACGACCTACTCCGAGTTCAAGGCCGAACTGATCGACGAAGCGGCACGGTGCGAAAACGTGCCGTCCAACATCGCGCGCGGCAACTCCTCCGCCTACAACTACGCCAGCGGCCGGCTGGACAACCAGATGTTCGGCCGGTGCCAGCACGTCGACCACTCCGAAGTCGAAGAGGAAGTGCTCGACCGGATTCTGGCCGCGTGGATCGACGAGGCCGCCCGCGAGCCCGGCATCTTCCCGGACGCATTCCCGCCGATGGCGGAGTGCAGCCACGAATGGTTTTGGGACGGCCGCGAGCACGTTGACCCGGCCAAGGAAGCCAACGCCCAGGCCACCCGGCTCGCCAACCTCACGACCACGCTCGCGGAAGAGTGGGCCAACCGGGGCCGCGACTGGGAGAAGGGCGTCCGCCAAATCGCCCGGGAGCGTGCCGTACTCGCCGAACTGGGCCTGCAACTGCCCGACGCGACGCAGGTGACCACGGCCGCCAACACGGCGAGCACGCTCGCCGACATCGCCGACCAATCCGCCGCCACCCCCGGGGGACGCCGCTAATGGCAAACCGTGCCCGCCGCCGCCGCCGCGACCGGATGATCCTTGCCGGGGCCACCGTGCCGTTCACGCTCGACGCCCACGCTACTGTCCAGATCGAGGCGGCAGCGCCGGAGGCCGGCGACGCCACCGCCCCGGCCCGGGTCCGCATCGACGCCTACAGCGGCGGCGTGATGACCGTCAGCAACCTGGGCCCGGTCGTCGTCGACGTCACCGGCATCGACGCCGAGGGCCGGGTCGTGCTCCTGTCCGGCCACGAAAACACGCTCACCGCCACGCTCGGGAGTGCCACCGTCCAGGTCGTCGACGGCCAGCGGCTGCTGGCCACCGGCGAGATCGCCCGCACGAATCCGATCGCGGCCACCGCCATCGACCTGAGCCGGGCCGGCGTGCCGCTCCAGGCGTCGATCGGTGCCGAGCCGATCGAGCCGCCGATCCGGATCCGCGGCGGCGACACCGTCACCGTCAACGGCCGGGCCATCACGGCCGGCCCCGGCGGGTTCCTGCTGTACCGCCGAACCCGTCTTCGCCATATCGCGATTCTGCCCAACGGGGCGGACGCTCGTACCAGTGTTTCCATTGCGGCCGCCGCCGCCAACCAGGAGGGTGCAAACGTGGATTTCCAGAAGTGGGTCGAGTCGCTCGGTTACGTGTACGCGGACCTCACGCCGGAGCAGACCGCCGTGCTCCAGGACGTCTACGACCGCATCGTGGCGGCCGAAAACGCCGACGACACCGCCGAGGGTGAAACCGCCCCGGCCCCGGTCGCCGCCGCGGCCGCGCCGGAAATGGTCGCCGCCTACCGGGCGGAACTCGCCGCGGAATCCACCCGCGTCGCCGCCATCCGCGCCGTCTGCGGCGATCGGCACTGCAACATCGCGGCCCAGGCCATCACCGAGGGGTGGGACTCGGCCCGCACGACCTCTGCCGTGCAAGAAGCGGTCCGCGCGTCGCGGCCCCGTCTGCCGGCGATCCACACGAAGGAGTCCGGGAGCGTGAACACCAAGATCATCGAGGCGTCGCTTTGCATGGCGGCCGGTCTCGACGTCGAGAAGTCCTACAACGAGGAAACGCTGGACCGTGCCAGCAAGTTCCGCCGGCGCGGCCTGCGGTGGCACGCGGAGCAGATCGCCGCGGCCAAGGGCCACGCCATCGAGGCCGACCCCGGCACGATGGAGTGGATTCGGGCCGCGTTCTCCACGAGCGAACTGTCCGGCGTCGTCGGCAACGTAGCCAACAAGGCGCTCCAGGACGCGTTCGCCATGGCGCCCTCGGTCGCCGAACAGATCACGGCCACTAGGTCGCACGCGAACTTCCAGCCCAACACCGTCTACAGCCTCGCCCTGAATGGCGAACTGCAGCCCGTCGCGAAGGACGGTGAACTGAAGCACCTGCGGATGAGCGAGGAGAGCCGGACGCGGCAGGTTGAGACCCGTGGTGCGATCCTGAGCATTTCGCGGCAAGACCTCATCAACGACGACCTCAACGCGTTCGCGGACAACGCCAAGGCCCTCGGCCGGAAGGCAGTCCACAGCCGCGAAAAGACCCTGTTCGCCGCCCTCAACGCGACGGCCAACGGTTCGTCGTTCTTCACCTCCGCCCGGGGCAATTACTTCGAGGGTGCGGCCACCAACCTCCAGTCCTCCAGCCTCGCGACGGCGGTGCAGATGTTCCGCGACCAAGTCGGGCCGGACGGTCTGCCGGTGATGGTGGACCCCACCATCCTGCTCGTCCCGACGGCCCTGGAACAGGCCGCCAAGGAACTGATGAACAGCCAGTACGTCGTCGGGCCGACTTCGGCCAAGACGCCGTCGGCCAACATCTGGCAGGGCTCGTTCCAGCCGCTGGTCTCGCCGTGGCTCTCGAATTCGACCCTGACCGGGGCGAGTTCGACCGCATGGTATCTGCTCGGCAACCCGGCCGACCTCGCGGCGCTGGAAATCGCGTACCTGAACGGCCTCCAGACGCCGACGGTCGAGTTCTTCGGTATGGACACCACCCCCGACGTGCTCGGTGTGTCGTGGCGGGTGTTCTGGGACTTCGGCGTGGCCCTCGCCGAGTACCGGGCCGGCGTCAAGAGCAAGGGGGCGGCGTGATCGCCCCCCGGCTCGCCTGAACCACCAACCACCACCACCACCAGAAGGGAAACTTCGCCATGTCGATCGCAGACTACGTTTCGGGACCGGACACCATCGACTACACGCCGACGGCGGACACCGTCGCCGGCACCGTGGTCGTGCAGGGCACGCAAATCGGCATCACCAAGGTGGCAATCGCCGCCAACAAGCTGGGCACGCTCCATGTGCAGGGCCTGTTTGACGTCGACTCCGCCAGCGGCACCACGTTCGCCGCCGGAGCCCTCGTCTACTGGAACGCCGGATCCGCCAAGGCCACGTCGACGAACACCGACGTGCTCATGGGCCGGGCCGCCGTCGCCAAAACGTCGGGCCAACTCAAGGTCCGCGTCCGCATCGGCTGCGCCTGAGCGCCCGCCGCTGCATGAAATCCGACGGGGCGCCGCGCGAGCCCAAGCCCGGCGCGGCGCCCCGTCGATCGGACTCGTAACCGTGGAGTGTCGACGTGCCGACCGAGACATGCACCAACGACTGCGCAGCGTATGGCCGCCGCCCGGCTTCGCTGCCGCTTGAGTTCGTGCAGGGCGACGACTTCGCGTTCACGGCCGTCGTAAACCGCAATTTGACGGGGCACACCCTCGCGGCCTCAATCGTCAACGCCTCCACCGGCACGACGGTCTGCACGTTCACGACGACCAGCACGCCGGTCACCGTAAACGGCGACACCCACACCCGGGTCGGATTCAGCCTGAGCGACGCCCAGACCGCCCTGGTGATCGGGCCGCAGCCCTATCGATGGTCGTTTCGCTGGACGACCCCCGGCGGCGACACCCGAACCATCCTGGCCGGCCGCGTTGTGGCCATGAGGCGGTGACATGACCAGCAGCAACTGCACCGCATGCAACGACATCACCGTTTCGGTCGAGTGCGCGAC